CTAGCTGACAGACAGGCAAAAGAAATAAAGCAGCTTAAAATAGATAAGGCAAAATTAGAGCGCGCAATTACTATGGCCTTTGACAGCAGAAACAGACAGAAAATTGCAAGGGTGATATTGGAAACAGCATTAACAGCAACAAAGGAAATGTCAGATTATGCTATTGATAAATCAAAGAAAGCTTTAAAGGGGCAGTCAGAATGGAACGGGAGATAATTGAGCTTAAAGAAAAAGCATTATACTGTAAAAAATGCGGCAGGAAAGTTTCAAATAAAATTGGGGGTAAATAATGGAACAGACAATTATAAGAAAAACATGCGATTTATGCGGCAGGGACATATTGAAAGTCTCGCCATATATGGGCTGGACGGGCAGCGGCCATATTTGCTTTGCTGTGACAGCCGGGCGTGACGGCGGCGGCGGGACAGTCAGATATGACGCGGAAGATTTATGCCTTGAATGCGCATGAAAAATAGAAGAGGCACTAAAGCTTGTATGGAATGAACGTAAATTTAAAGAAAGGGGTTAATATGATCACTGAACGGGAAAAAGTAAAGCAGTTTTCCAAGTGTACAGGCCTGTACTGCTGGGACTGCCGATATTTTAATGTTGAAAATGTATTCTGTGACGGTGCCCTTGACTGCTATGTTGAGTACAAGCGTCTATATTGCAGCAAGCGCATATGGACTCTTGAAGACGCTGAGAACGCCCTTGACGTTGCTGTGGCCCTTACCAGCGCTACGGCTTGCCAAATGCTCACTGGCAGCAATGAGGTTAACCGGCGCGCGCTTGCTGCCGGCTGGGTCAAAATAGATGTTTTCCGGCAGCGTGAACCCGGGGCGCCTTTCGTCCAATATGACACGCTCTTGCAGCCCCCGGAAACCGTTATACGCGTGGGCCAGAAAATAGAGTACACGGACTACCACGGCGGCACCTATGAAGTTATAGAAGTGGGCATATCCGGGCAGTCAATAAAAATAGTAAAAATAGGGTGACTTTTGTAAGTCAAACTGACCTTGGGACCTGTTACGCCTGATCTTTGAAAATTGACGTTGTATCTGCATAAAAGCTCAAATTGAAAGTGCTGTTTTTGGCAATTATAGAAACGCGTTTTTGATTTTTTGAGGGGGTTAAGGCTATACTAGGCTCAGGAAATGGCCCAAAATTGCACTAGGTCAATGCCTAAATTCCTTCAAATTCGCATAGTATGGTACTAAAAGGAACGCCTTACCCGCCTAGGCATACTTTACCTACCGTAATAAATAATAATGTCTTTCTATAATAGTATATATAGAGGGTATATTTAGAGCGACGGGGATAGGCGTACCAGGCCGTACAGGCGTGCTAATCGGCTTATACTGCACGAATTTTTAACATTAGCACTTTTTGCAAGTCCTAAGGGTCCTTCCTTAAAGGATTTATGAAAAGTAGCAATTTTTCTACTTTTTGATTTACAAAATGCGGGGGCACAGCGCCTTTGCTTGCCCTGAAACACAAAAAAAACAGGAGGTTTTACCATGACTGAAGACGTGAAAAAAACATGCCCTTTTTGCAAGGGTAAAGGCGTGCTTTCCGGGCTTGACGAAGCACAGGCAAAAGAGCTTATAGAAAGCGTGAACAATGCCACTATTCACATAGCCGTCAAAGCAGCACTGGAAAGTATGGGGCTGCTTAATCCAAAAGGCGCAGCCCCGGTCCCGGTCCCGGTCCCGGGTCCTGAAAACCTGCAATGCGTTTACAGGCTTTCTGAAAATGACCTGCTGGGCTGTAGGCGTGTCAAGACAATTAAAGAGGCAGCAAGTATGGTAAGAGTGCTGCAGCAAAGCGGTAATGCGAATTACCGTATAGAGCAAGTGGCTGAATTTGATAACAGCCTGCTTTTGGTAGTACGGTTTTCATGTCTTGAAGACGCGCAGAAAGGTATTAACTTTTTCGGCGTGCGGCTGGAACCTGTAGAAGATATACAGGAAGGCGGAGTATGAATATTGAAGATGTAAAAAAACTAATTGAGGAAATTAAGGCTAATTCAAATGGGACCTGCAGGGAGTTTGGCAGTAACAATATGCTTATAGCAATAGATGAAAAAGATTTAGGCCGCATACTTTCCCTGAGGCTGGCCGGCTTACACCCGCTGCAGCCGTCCGGGATTTCTGCAGTCCAGCAGCGGTCTAATGTCTCACGTTCTAACCCGCCGTGCATTATGTGGAAACTTAAAGATGCCGTGCAGATAAAGTCTGAATTGATACGGCAAATAGAGTTTATGGACGAAGGTAAAGAGCTTTTTGTATATGAGTGTTATTTTGTAAAGGCTAAGAAATGAAGACGCCGCAGGAGAAATTTATTGAACAGCTGAAAGAGCTTGGCTTGCCGTTTGAGGTTAAGCAATTTAATAGTGGGTACACGTCTGTATACTTGCTTGAAGGTGAAGGCTGCGTGCATGGTGACAAGCACGCCTTTACTGAATTTAAGTTTAATCCTAAGGAACGGCTTAGCAATGTTTGTATAAGCAGCGGCCAGCCCCCGGGCGCTGAAAGAATAACACTATACTTAAACAAAGAGACACGCAAAGACATAAAGACTTTTCCTGTGCCGCCGCGTAAGCTTAAAGTGAAAGGGTAGAATGTGAATATAAAATATCCGATTCTTGCAAAGTCTGAACGTGAAAAAATAGCAGCTGAACTTTGTAAAATATCTGAATTGCCAGTAAAACCGTTTGAAACTTTTGAACAGGCATTTAAAAAGTTAAAGCCTGAAGTACAAGACAGGCTGCTTGGTCCTGAGCGCGCAGCTAATTTCAGGGCTGCAGGTGAAAGGCTTAGTGATCTAACCAAAGGCGAAGTAAAACCGCTTGAATGTTTCAGAGAAAAAAATGATTGAGCCTGAATTATTTAAGACGCGCTTACAAGGTCAGCAGCTTAGCCGGGAAAAGCGCAGGTGTATCACGCGTGGCTGCATAGACTGCAGCGGCCGTGGCTATGTGCTGCAGCGTGATCACTGCGGACATGCTGAGCCGGTGAAGTGTAGGCTGTGTGACGGTAAAGGTATTGTAGTTGAAAGGATAAGGTATTGAAAGAAATGACGCATATAAAATTAGGTGATATTGTGCAGCTAATGTTTGTGCCTGAGCAGTTGAAAAATGGGACCGCCGGAATATGCGGAAAGATTACGCGTATTCTATTGCCTGAATATGAAATAAAATGTGATGATGGAAAAACGCGGTACGTTAACTGGTCAGAGCTTAAATGTGTAAAGCAAGAAACGTATGACAGCTGGAAGTGTAACGGCGTGGACACTGCAAGCGGACATACAAAGCTTGCTTATGAAAGGTGATATATGTACGGACTATATGCAAACGTTGTTAAAGATAATGTGCTGCGTGAAGGCGCTAAAGTGTCTGTGTGTTCATTGACCGGCGGCGGTGAACGTGTCAGGGTCCGGGGGCTTTCAGTAGGCGGGCGCAAAACAGAAAAATATATTGCCATAAAGAACTTAAAAAATTTTCGCGCTAAGTGGGTACCTGACAAAGACCGTGTTGAATTTTATGTGACTTCAGAAAGTAGGGCTTGTATTGAAAAAGTTGCTTTGGAATTAAATAGGCGTAATATGGAGATAAAAACTTAATGGAAAACTACAGGGGTTATAAGCATGATTTTACGCGCAAAGAAATTGCAGACGCAGTTAAGGCTTTCAGTAATTTAAACCAAGCGGCAAAGGCTTTGGGCTGTTCCTTTGGTACTCTTTCCCGGGCTCTGCAGCACTTCGGTGTTAAAGTGCCAAGCCGGGGGCGGCCTGTTATTCACCTTACGAAAACTGTGCTTATGAAATACCGCAGGGGGTACAGCTGGGCAGATATTGCCAAGGCTTTAGGGGTAAGTGCCAGCAAAGTACGAAAATCTTTTAAAATGCACGGGATTACTAAAATAGACGCAAGAAACAAGGGAATTGATTATCCCTGTGAAAATTGAGGAAAAAAACAGATTTAAAATATTTATTGTTTTATATATATACATGGTTAATAATATGGGCGTAAACGCATAAACGCTGTTTTTAATGGGTATGATATGAAATACTGAAAGTAAAGGGGGTAATGGCTGACGGCTACGGAAAGCAAACAAGCCCAAAGAAAGCAGGCAGTACCCCCCGGGCCCAAAACAGCACAAAAGAAAACCCCGGCAAAAAAGAAAACCACGCGCAAAAGAAAAACAAAAAAGCGTGGGCGTGGACGCCCGGAGGAACCACTTTTAAAACACCGCCGCGAAATACTCACGGAGTTAACGGCGTGCTTAGTCCCCGACAAAATCATAGCACAGCGTCTAGGTCTGACGCACAAGCAATTCAAGGAGCTAATAGAGACAAACGAGAATTGCAAGAAGGCGTACGAAGAGGGCCTAGCTGCCGGCCAAAAGGAACTGATAGGGACAGCATACGAAATGGCCACAAAAAAGAAAAATACTGCTATGGTGATTTTTCTGCTGAAGAGCCGTTGCGGATTCAGGGAAGACGCCCGGGACGTGGAAGCGGACGCACAGACCAAAGCGGAAATAGCCCGAGAAACTTTGGAGCGCTTGCTTGCGCCGCTGGCTCAATTCATGGCCCCGGACGGAGGCGCGCCCTCTGCAGCACTGGCAGCAGGTACGAAGAAAAAGACTGTACTAACCGCGAAAAGCAAGGTAGCTGCACCGCCCCGGAAATCAAAGAAATTATTAAAGAAAAAAACATAAAGATGACTATTGGAGCAAAAGTATAATGAATAAAATGACTGGTTTCAATTTAGGTTTTGTTGTTGGTATGTTTGAGGGCGAAGGTTGTATAAGTTTTAATTATTCTAACAGAAAGAATCCGGGTAAAGGCTATCGTGAATATTATACGGTGCATGTTATAGTCGGTAATTCAAACAAAAAACTTTTAAAGCGTTTTTGTGATATTGTAGGTGTTGGAAAGGTTGTTAAGAAAACAAAAAAGCCAAAGAGAAAACATAAAACAATGTATGTTTGGCGTATAAGCTCACAGAAGAAAGTTTTTAGTTTTTTGGCGCAAGTTTTTCCGTATCTCATAGAGAAAAAAGAAAAGGCTGTTTTAGTTATGGAGTTTTTGGAAAGTAGAATAAATTGCAATCCAAACGCCAAAGCGAATCGTTTGCGAAAATATACAGATTATGAGCGCAGCTTATATGGTGAATATAGAAAATTAAAAAGTTTTGTTCCTACGTATATAAGAAACAATTAGAAAGGGTATGTTATTCCTTTCCCTAATTTTCATGCTGCAAGAGTAAAGGACCCGGGCGCCTTTCAGCGCATACGGGTATTGCGTACTCTTTCTAATGGCGTGATGATTTACGGGGGGCCTTTAAAGAATGACCCTAACGGACCTACTACCGTACAAACTTACAGATTTCCTAATACACGCTTTACCACTGAACAGGCTAAGGCGTGGCTTAAAAGAAATCAGATAAAATATATTTCTTTTGAGAAAGCAAGCAATGGCTAGTATGACGCTTTATGCTCCGCCCAGCCCTGTAGAAAGGGCGCGCCGTGTGTCCGTTACAGCAACGGACCCGCTGGCATTTACGCCAAGTATAGAGCAAGCAGCCTATGAGTTAAGCCGGAAACGTTTTAATATCATACCAGCAGGCAGGCGTACCGGCAAGACTCAGATAGCTAAACGCCGGGGCGTTCGCTTTGCGCTGCTTAATACTTTCTGGCCTGACTTCAGGATAGCTTATACGTGCCCCACGTATGCACAGGTAAAGCGTAATTACTGGGATGATCTGCACAGGATTATTAACGGCTATGAAAAGGGTCTTATAGCAGACGAAAGTAAAACGGACTTAATGATAAAGCTTTTTAACGGCTCTATGATATGGCTTATAGGCATGGATAAGCCAGACCGTTTTGAAGGTCCAAGCTATAACTGGGTATTTGCAGATGAAGCGCCGAACATGAAAGCCGAAGCTATAGAACAGCATATTTTCCCGGCTCTTTCTGAAAGGCTTGGCGGCCTTGATCTGTACGGAGTGCCTGAAGGGCATAACCATTATTACAAAACTGCTATGTTTGCACAGGAAATAGAGAACGCGGACGAATGGGGTTATTATTGGTGGCGGTCCCGGGACGTTATGCCTCTTTATCTTGGTGAAGAGGCAGCGGCCCGGGAAATAGAACGTGCGCGCCGGCGCATGGATGAACTGACATTCAGGCAAGAGTATGAAGCTGAATTTATATATTTTACCGGCCGTGCTTACCATAAGTTTGACCGTGAAAAGCATGCAATAGAAAGGCTGCCGTATGACCCTGCAGCCCCGTTGCATTTATGCTTTGACTTTAACACTGCCCCGGGCGTGGCTGCAGTGATTCAGGAAAGCAGAGAGCAGCGCGGTAAGGACCGTGAAGACTGCACTTATATTATCGGCCAAGTTACCATAAGCAAAAATAGTACAACACCTGCGGTATGTGATGCACTGGCCGCAACGTGGAAGACACATAAGGGGCCTGTATACTGCTACGGTGATGCAACGGGCGGGGCCGGCGGCTCTGCTAAAGTGCGCGGCTCTGACTGGGACCTTATACGCCAAGAGCTTACCCCTTACTTTGGCGGCAGGCTCTTTTTCCGGGTCCCTACTAAAAACCCGCCTGAGCGTGCAAGGGTTAACGCTGTTAATTCAAGGCTTGAAAGCTCTAACGGTATTGTACGTATGAAAGTTGACCCGGCTAATGCTGCAGACATAGCTACTGACTTTGACGAAACTACAGTACTTGACGGCGGGGCTGGACAGATAGACAAGAAAACAAATAAGGCACGGTCACACCATAGCGACAGTGTAGGCTATTACATTGTAAAGCGTCACCCTATAGACGGGGGTTATGCTTACAGAAACCAAGCAATTTAACGGAGGCTTTTAAATGGCAGTTGACACTAAAAGTAAACAATACTTGGCTATGGCTGAGCAAGGCAGCTGGGACCTGTTACAAACGCTGCTTGGCGGGACTCCTGCAATGCGTGCGGCCGGTACCAAGTTTACGCCGAAGGAACCGGACGAAAAACAGAAAAATTACAATGTACGTATTAAGCGCTCTTTCCTGCATAATGCGTATGACGAAACAATAGAAAAATATGTAGCAAGACCTTTCAGCCGCCCGGCCACGTGGGACGTGCTTAATAATCCTGAGGCGAAGGAAAAGATAGAGCCTGTAATGATGGATATGGACGGCGAAGGAATGACGCACCAAGAATTTGCTAAAGAATATTTTCGGGTCCTTATGCGCTGGGGCGTGGCAAGTGCGTATACTGATTATTCAAAAGTAGAAAACCCTGAGGGGGAAACTGCCGATAGTATGAGCCGTCCCATTAACTCTGTATTCGCAACGCCAAACGTAATAGGCTGGAAAGCGGACCGGCAGACTAACGGAGTTGAAACGCTTACGGAAGTACGCATAAGGGAAACGTACATAGAAGACTTGGCAGACTGGGAACAACAGGTATACGAACAAATACGGGTTATAAGAGTTGATAGTTACCAAGTCTGGCGCCGTGAAAAAAGAAAAAGCGGAAGCACGTTTTCTAAGTCTGCTGAATGGGGAATAGTTGATAAAGCAAGCGGTAGTATTTCCATGAATGGAAGCACGCCTGCTTATATACCGCTTGTAACCATGTATACTAAAAAACTTGGTCTGCTTACGGCACTGCCGCCGTTCCTTAATTTGGGCTGGACAAATTTAGAGTTATGGCAGTCTATGAGTGATCAGAAAAATATATTACGCTTTGACAGGCTTGGCATATTATTTGGCGCTGGTTTTTCAGAGGCACAAGTTAAAGCAGGTATTCTGATTTCACCTACTAACTCAATACTTACCGAAAACCCGGACGCTAATTTGAACCGCGTGGAAACAAACGGTAAGCCAGCAGAAAATGGCTGGAAAGACATACGGGATATTATGGAGCGTTTGGAAATTCAGGGTATGGACCCTATGATACAGCGCTTGGCAAATGTTAAGGCTACAGGTATAGCAGCAAATGAAGACAAGAGCCGTAGCCAGATTGAAAGCTGGATTGATGCAGCTAATACTGCTATGCGGAAAGTGATACAGAATAATCTGTTATGGCTTGGTTATGACGTGCCACTTGAAGACATACAATATAACATTTACCAAGACTTTGTATTTGCTACTAAGACAAGTCAAGAGGTAAAGGACGTTATAGAAATGCGTAAAAATGGTGACTTGGCGCTTGAAGATTTTATTAAAGAAATGCAGCGGTACGGCAGGCTTGCAGACGGTGACGTAACAGAGCTAGCAAACCGTGCCCGGGCTGACCAAGCGCCGGGGCTTGGGTTTTTAAGTGGTAATACAGCGGAGGGCGGGGGCACCGGCGCGCAGCCCAGGCCGCTTGGTGCTGCAGCAGTGGCAAACGCAGCACAGGGACAGCCGCAGACTACAGAGACAGTGGGATTATAATAAATGGTAACGGCAAACGAACAGCTTTTAGAAAGCTCACTCTTTCGCGTGCTAGAGCAGAAGGGTATAGCTGATGACGTGGCAAATGAAATAGTTAAGCTGCTGCGTGATGAAGTTTTACCGGATATAGCACGGCAACTGCAGGACTTGCCTTTTAACAGTTTAAAACTTAATGACTTCAGACTTATACAGCTGCGTAACGCTATTGAAAACGGTATGGGCTGGGAGCGTGTTACTGCGCGGCTTAATACAAGCTTGCGTGAAATTATGGGCGAAGAAACGCAGGTAACAATAGAACAGCTACAGCAGGCGGCCGGACCGAATATTAACTTTATAGTCCCCGGTCCTGACTTGCTGCAGTCTATTGTAATTGAGCGTCCTTTTTCTGACGGTCAGTTACTTGATGACTGGTTTTCAAAGCTTGCGCAAGATACGCAAAATATAATTTACAATACGATACGTAGCGACATGGTACAGGGTAAGAGTATTCCTGAAATGGCTAAGGACCTGTTAACCCGGGAGTATGACGCTTTTACAACTAACGGAATTAACAAGGCTGTAAATAATGCTAAAGCTGTGGCCCGGACAGCAGCAAATGCTGTGCAGAACAGAGCCCGGCAGGCAGTATATGAAACTAATGCGGACGTAGTGGCCGGCGTGGAATATGTGGCTACTTTTGATGATAGGACTACTTTTATTTGCATGGCATTGCATGGTAATATATATCCGGTAGATTCCGGGGAGCGTCCGCCGCAGCATGTTAATTGCCGTTCTACTACCGTGCCGGTCCTGAAGAGCTGGGAGGAAATGGGAGTAGACCCGGACACACTGCGCCCGGACCAGCGCGCACGGCTTGGCGGTGACATACCACAGGCGGAAAGTTTTGACGTGTGGTTAAAGAAACAGGACACAGAAACGCAAGATAAATTACTTGGACCTGTACGGGCTGAAATGTACCGCAGTGGAAAGGTTACAAGTGTGGACGGTTTTGTAAATGAACAGGGCGGGACTATACCGCTTAAAGATTTTGGACTAAATAGGGCTGGCAATCCTATAGAAACGGAAAGCGCATAATATGTATACGGCTGCTTTTTCTTTTTGTGGTTTTCTGAGGGGGTCCCGGTTTTCGCAGCCCGGGACCCCCGCGGCCGATACATTTAATTTTAAAATAGGTCTGGCAGTGCGAGAGGCGCGCCGCCAAAGAGACTTTGGAAAGACCATTTTTATATAGGAGCATAAAAAATGGCTGACGAACTGTTGACGGTATTGGAGAATTTGGAAAATGTAAACGAAGCATTAAGGCCCTTTTATCGAGAGGATAACGGGCGCTATATTCTTAATGCTTCACCTGTGGGAAACTTTGAACTTGCTGATACTGCAGCGCTGAAAAAAGCACTTAATGCAGAGCGCAGCGCCAAAGAGAATTTTGCTAAGTCTATGAAAAAGTACGAGAAGTACGCGGACATAGATTTAGATGCTGCCATAGAAGCACAGTCAAAGCTTGCTGAATTTGACGCGGGTAATATTGATATGCAGGCAGAAGTGCAGCGTAAACTGAAGGCTCAGGCTGACCAGCTTGTAACGCAGCACGGCGAAGAGACAGAGGCTCTTAAAAATCGTATTGATAAGCTTATGGGTAAGCTACGTACTCTTATGGTAGACAATGTGGCCATAACTGCAATTACCGAAGCTAAAGGCAATGTCAAAAACTTGCTGCCGCATGTAAGGGACCGCGTTAAAGTAGTTGAGACTGACGACGACTTTGACATACAGGTACTTACAGAACAGGGAGAGCCAGCCGTAGACGGACAGGCTAAAGCTATTTCTATTGATGCTCTTATTAAAGGCTTTGTAAAAGAGTTTCCTTTTGCTTTCAAAGGAACCGAAAGCACAGGCGGAGGCGGCGCCGGCAAACAGAGTATAGCCGGGACAGCTGACGCAGGGAAACTTGTAATAAGCCAAGAGGAAGCGCGGGACCCTGTACGGTACAGGGCTGCGCGTGAACGGGCCGCAAAAGAAGGCCTAAAACTTGTATTGGGGGAATAAGCCCCGCTAATTTTTTAAGAAAGGTTTTGCATTATGGCAAACTCACTGGGTTATTATGTTCCTGAATTTTACGCACAGGAAGCGCTTATACAGCTTGAAAAAGCACTGGGTATGGCAAACACCGTGCACCGTGGATATGACGAAGAGCGGCGCGTCTTTGGCAAGGGTCAGAAAATCAATATTAAAGGCCCGTCCACTTTCACAGCACAGAATGCCCCCGGATCTTCACAGGACCTTACCACTAAACAGGTCCAGCTTTCCCTTGACTACTGGAAAGAGGTACGCTTTGAACTGACAGACAAAGAACTTGCTTTCAGTGAAGAGCGTATAATTGAAGACCATATACGCCCTGCAGCGTATGCGCTTGCTGACTTCATAGACCAGACCTTAGTAGGTCTGTACGTTGACGTGCCGTGGGTCTATGACCTTAACGCTACACCCGGGTCTGTGGTAACAGACATTACCGGACCGCGTAAGGTGCTTTTTGACAATGCTGTACCCATTAAGGACAGTATGAACATGTTCTATATGGTTGACGGCGAAATGGAAGCTAACCTGCTGGGACTTTCCGCGTTTGCCCAGTGGCAGGGCGCCGGGCAGCAGGGTGTACAGACTCAGGTAAGCGGCGCGCTGGATATGCGTTACGGCCTCAATTTCTTTGCTAACCAGAATGTGGCGACACATACCGGCGGAGTATGCGCGGACGCAGTGGGTGCTATTGACAACGGCGCCGGTTACTCTGCAGGGGTAACCACTATTCACATTGACAGCGTGACAGACGGCGGCACGTGGGTAATAGGTGACACTTTCGTTATTGCAGGGAATACACAGCGTTACGCTGTTACTGCAAACGTTACTTTTACCGGCGGTGAAGGTGACGTGTCATTTACTCCTGCGCTTGCTGCAGACGTAGCAGATGACGCTGTAGTAACAGGGCTTATAGTGTCAAGCTCTGTGCAGAATATGGCTTACCATAAAAACGCTTTCGCTCTTGCTTTCGGGCAGCTGCCTTTTGAACTGCCTAACGAACTGGGCGCGCGCGTTTTCTCTGTACAGGACCCCGTTACCAATTTGTCCATACGTGCAAGGCTTTACTATGACGACGATAACTCTAAAGTCGTAGTAGTGCTTGACGTACTGTTTGGCGTGAAAACGCTTGACGGTAACCTTGCAGTCAGAGCATACAAGGACTAAGTAACCTAGGGGCGGCTGCAGGTCCGCGGCCGCCCCGCACTTTTTGAAAGGGGCCGACATGAGCCTAATTGTTATTTTGATGTTTGCTTTTTTTTCGCTTTTGTTTCTTATGACCTTTGCCGGCGGACCGGCTAAAGCTGTGCCAACGTGTTACGTAGCAAAAGGCAAGGATAAATACCTTGTTAATATTGCAGACGTGCCGGAATGGGAAGAGAAAGGTTTTAAGCGCGTGGACGCCCCTATTAGTGCGGCCGCGCCTGTTTCTGCGCCTGAAGCCAATGAAGACGAAGAGCCTGAGCTTACACTTTCAGAGCTTGCAGCTAAACTTAATAGTAATGAAAAGCTTAACTCTTTTATAGAGGAACACGGCTTAGACGTTGAATTTGAAGAGGGCGCAAAATTCGGCGAAAAGAAAGAGGCACTTATAGAATACTTGGAAAGCGAAGGCTAAGAGTATGCCAGTTATGCGGGGCTGCGCGAAATGTGGAAAACGGCGCGCAGTCCCCGCCTCATTTTTAAAGGATAATGGACAGATGAAGACAAAAGAAATACTAGGACCCGGCGGACCTGAGGCCGTGCGTGTAAGTGATCTTGCGCACTATAAAGCCCGTGGGTATAAAAATCTTGACGGCTCTGAAATTAAAATAGAGCAGCAGAAAGAGGAAAAGAAACCTGAACCGAAAAAAGAAGAGAAAAAACCGGCCAAGAAAAAAGAGGCCGCTAAATCTGAAAAAGAGAATAAAGAGTAAAGGGGTAACTTATGGCTGTTAATTTTGTAGTTGAGGACGGCAGCGGAAAAAGTGACGCTACAAGCTATATAAGCGTAGCTGACGCTGACCAAGTTATAACTGACTACGGCCTTGCATGGCCGGCCGGTTATACTGATGATCAAAAGAAAGTAGCGCTTAACAATGGCACGCGGTACCTTGACACAAAATATAATGGCGCGTGGAAAGGGTATAAGAACAGTGAAACGCAAGCGCTGGCATGGCCCCGGGCGGACGTTACGGACGCTGACGGCTGGTATATTGACAGTAATATAATACCTGCACAGGTAGAGCAAGCAACGGTAGAGGTAGCTGTATATTTTGCTGAAAACGGAGCTGCTTTTCCTGACTTGGATAACCCGGGAGCTCTTAAAATGCAGAAAATTAAAATTGACGTTATAGAAATACAGAAAGAATTTTTAGGCGGCAATTCAGGCACAGAAGTAGCAGGGAAAGTAGACGCTATACTTAACGGGCTGCTTAAAAGTGCCGGGGCTAATTCAGAAGTTACAAGGGGTTAAATATGAGCCGGGACCTTGACGAAAACGCATTAGCTGCAGAGGTTGACAATATCATAGAGGGCTACGGGCGTAATTTCACTTTCCATGTGAAAAATGACCTTAGCAGCCCTTATATTCGTAAAGGGTCCCCGCCACGGGCAGCTGACGAACTGCGGCCAAGTGAAAACGCAGAAGACAATATTTTGCTTTTTCTTGTTTCAGCAAAAGACTTGCCCTTTAACCCTTACAACACAATGAAAGTAGTGGACAGTATAGATAGTCACACTTATAGAGTTACCGGAGTGGACCCGATTACAAGCGGGGACCTTGTGCAAGCTTACCGTATTAGAATGGCGCGTTAAAATGGCTGAACCTGACGCAACAATAGACACGGCTGCTTTTATTGCAAGCTTAATGGCTTTTCAAAAAAAGACCAAGCTGCAATTTGGTAAACTGCTGCGTAAAGTTGCGCTTATGATTTTACGCGAAACAGTAAAAAATCAGCATGACCGTAGGGCTGTAGATACAGGGCTAAGTATTGGTAATTGGCAATGTACAGTAGGTAGAGACAATGAAGATATAATGCCTATAGGTACGCAGCCTGAATCTGCAGCGGTCCAGCAGTTGTATTATTTGAAAAACGAAGGTATAGGCGAAGTAATTTTTATTTTTAACAATGTTCGGTATACAATTTATTTAGAGTTTGGGACTGATAAAATGGCCCCCCGGGCAATGCTGCGGGACGCTATTAGCTCAGTAACCCAGCAGTTAGGGTAACGTATGGCTTTCAGTGACATAGACGCTTATATAGACGCTAAAGTAGCAAGTGAATTGGGCGGAAGCTATGCTATACAGTATGACAATGAAGAGGCATTTACAAAGCCTGACGCTGCAGTATACCTGCGCGCATTTTCCCGGTATGGAGTAAGTGACCCCCGGGGAATAGAAAGCGGTGCCGGGGTCCGTTATACTCTTATGGGTACGCTTGAATTTCAGGTAATAGGATTTTTAGGCGAAGATAAGTCAGACGTTAACGCAGCCGTAAACGCTATTATAGCTGCTTTTGCATATAAAAAGTTTAACGTGGGTGATGCCGAAAACAGTGTAATACGTTTTCAAAATCCGTCACCCCTTCCAGTAGGGCGCGTTAACGGACGGTACCAAGTTAACGTACCTATAGTTTTTTGGGTTGATTTAGTCAACTAATTTTTTAATAGGAGTTTTTAAAATGAGTGACAGTAACAGGGTAGCACTGCGGTACTGGGAGGAAAGCACGTGGGGGGTTATATCCGGTAACCCGAAAATGACAAACCTGCGCTTTACCAGTGAGAGCTTGAAGGGCACAAAAAGCACAGAAGTTTCTGACGAAATCAGAAGCGACAGACAAATACCGGATATTATACGTACTGGCATTATGGCAGAAGGTGACGTAAATACTGAGCTTTCCATGATTACGTATGAAGACTTTTTTAAAGCGCTGTTTATGGCCGCTGCATGGTCTTCAGCAGTAACAGTGGCTACTGCAGCACAAGTAGACGTTACAGCTGCCACAGGGACCTTTACGCATGCTACGGCATGGGACACGCCGCCTACAGTGGGCCAGTGGGTCCGTGTTTCAGGCTTTGCTACAGCTTATGACGGCAATAATGGTTACTTTAAAGTTGCTACGTCTGCAGCAGGAACATTTACGGTAAGCAATAAAGATGATCTTGTAGACGCAGCAGGACAGATAAGCATAACCATTGTACAGGGCGCACAGATTGTAAACGGCGTGGCAGAGACAAGCTTTTCTATTGAGCGTGAAAACACTGACCTTTCAAGCGTCTTTTCTTTGTTTACAGGTATGATGATTTCCAGTTACACAATGGACATACCGGTAGACGGCCGTATAACAGGTACTTTCGGATTTATGGGGAAACAGGAAACAGCAGAAACAGCTACAAGCGGTGACGGAAGTCCCACGGCCGTAAATGATAACCCTGTAGTAAGCTCTGCAAATGACGTGCAGTTTATTAACGTGGATTATGGCAGTGTATGCCTTGTTTCCGGGTCCATAGAAATTACAAATAACCTGCGTGAAATTCGCTGCGCCGGTGAGCTTTCGCTTAACAGTATAGGTATTGGACGCTTTGGCGTTACAGGTGATCTTGAATTACTGTTTACAAGTCTCACGCAGAAAAACAAATACCTTGCGCACACTGCCAGCGGCTTTGCTATTGCAATAGAAGACGCTGAAACTACAGGCGCGCTTGGCGTGGGTAATGCAATGGTATTGGAAATACCCAGTTACCAGCAGGCAGACAATGAAACAGTAGCCGGCGGTGTTGATTCAGAAGTAGTGGAAAGCATAAGCTTTGAGGCTTTTATGAATCCCACTGAAAGCATTACGGCCCGTATGGTAGTATGGCCTGCTGCTTAATGTTCTTTTAATTTTTTTGAATAGGAAAGGTGTAAGATTATGGCCGACACAGAAAGTAAAGAGGTTGAAAAAGTGGAAAAAGAAAGAGATGTAAAAGGGCTGGAACTTTCCAGCTTGTTTACGGACCCGGAAAAGGAAAATACCGGGGTATGGGTAAAGTATGCTTCAGGCTTTGAGGTTAAAATAGCGCGGCTTAATTCTAAGAAGTATAAAGAATTTATGCTTAGAATAGGTAAGGACCGTGCCCGGAGCTTTGAAAATAAAACCATGGACCCGGACGAAGCAGATAATATTATGAGAGAGGCAATAGCTGAAACCATACTGCTTGACTGGCGTAACATGTACGATAATGGTAAGCCTGTACCCTTTTCCAAAGAGCTTGCATTAGAAATTATGAAAAAGTCTTATGATTTCTATAAAGAGCTTTTCCACTTGTGCCAAGAAAGGGAGTTATTCTTAAAGGATAACGAAGAGGCGGCAGGAAAAAACTGATAGAGCGCCTAGAGTGGCAGATTGAATGGGGGGAATATCTGCCAAGACTCCGGGCGCTACAGCAGAAGGGCCGCAAAGTACGGGCACTAGACCAAGAGCCGGGGCTTGCATTTTTCCTTTTACCAATTTGGGACGCTTTCATAGAATTGCATAACAGGAGGCAAATAGGGTTAAGTATGTCACCTATAAGTATTACTGCTATAAAAGACTGGCTTGATATAAGAGGCTATAGGGATCCTGAAATAAGGGAATATGCTTTTAACCTTATTTGCCGCCTAGATGATACTTGGCGGAAATTAACAGCGCCTAAAAAGGTAAATAAGAAACAGCGGAATTTGTTAAAGGAAAAGTAAACCATGGCAGACGTTGCAAAATTACTGGTAGCAATAAGTGCACGCGGGGCAGTAGCAGGGGCGCGCACTTTTAATAAAGCACTTCAGGCAATGGGCATGCAGACTGAAAAAACCGGCGGTAAAATACGCGGTTTTGGCGGTACAATTAAAACAGCGTTTGCTGCTATAGGTGGCGCTATTGCAATAAAGAAAACCATAGGTACTATTTCCGGTTTTGAAGACTCTATGGCTATGCTTCAGGGTACTACACGTGCTACTGAAGAGCAAATGGACCAATTTAGAAACAAGGCCAGGGAGCTTGGAGCTGCTACGCGTTTTAGTGCTTCACAGGCTGCGCAAGGTTTACTTGAACTTTCCCGGGCCGGTTTTGAGGTAGAGGAAAGTATAGCTGCTATTTCTTCAACTCTTGATCTTGCTACAGCTGCAGAACTTGAATTAGGTGAAGCTTCAGGAATAGTAGCAAATACAATAAGGCAATATAGCCTTGCCGCTGAAGACGCGCAGCAAGTAACTGACGTTTTTGTAAACACAGCTAATAGCTCTAACACTACTGTACAAGACTTGGCTGAAAGTTTAAAGTTTGCCGGGGCTACAGCTGGTACGCTTGGTATTTCACTTGAAGAAACAGCGGCGGCAGCTGGGGTACTTGCAAACTCAGGTATTAAGGGTACTATGAGTGGTACCGCGTTACGTGGTATGATGCTGGCTCTTGTAAAGCCTACTGATGAAGCAAGGCAGCAAATAGAGGCCTTAGGCCTTACCATGAATGACGTTAACCCGGAAAAGGTAGGTATTATAAGTGCCTTTGAGGCTTTGCGTAAAGCAAACATGGATACTGCGGCCGCTACAACTATTTTTCAGAAAAGATTTACAGGCAGCGCCCTTATACTTTCCAAAAATATAGAAATGATGGAAAAACTTAAACAGGCAAACGAAGACGCTGAAGGGACAGCACGAACAAATGCAAAGCTTATGGAGGAAACGCTTAGCGGTGCTTGGCTTACTTTTAAGTCTGCAGTAGAAGAAGCTATGTTACAGACCGGGGACGCTGGCTTTTTGGGCGTACTTAAAGATGTTGTTAAATTTGCTACTGACGTAGTGCGTGCGCTTTCTGGAATAGAAGGTGCAGTAAGTAAGCCTTTCCTTAAAGCTCAGATTGCAGTAGCTAAATTTATTGGCCACTTTAATACCGGCCTTGAAATTTGGAAAGGTATTTTTAAGATAATGGGAGTAGTTGCCGAAAATATAGGCAGCCGCATTGCAAATGTTTATATAGGAATTGGAAATACCATTACTGGGGTGTTTAAGCTGGTAGTAATGGACTTGCTGCAAGACATAGCTGATTTTCTCGAGAAAGCGCAGGGTATTGCAAGTTTTTTCTCTGATGATGTTACTATGGCACTCTCAGACGCACGTATAGCAGTTGGAAACTTTAAAGACAGTACCCGGGACGCTATGAACTCTTTACAGATGGAATATAAAAACGTTGGTGATCTTACCACTGATATACAAACAGCAACTACTGAAATGAAACAGAAAGTATTAGACGTAGAATTAGCACAGGGAAAAGTTACACAAGAACTTGAAGACCAGTTAATAGCTATGGAGCAGCAAGAGAATCAGGCAAAGCGTCTGCAGAAAGAAGCAGAAGAACGCGCAAAATCTGAGCGCGAAGTAGCAGACACGTTAGATATGATGTTTAACGAAATGCAGGACGGCGCCGAAAGTATCGGGCAGGACTTCGTGGACCAAATGGATGAAGTAAGTAAAAAATTTGAAGAAACGCAAGCAGGAAACACTGAGGCTGCAAGTAAATTTAAAGTAACAATGGAAGACGTAGGGGACACTATAGCAAGCAGTCTTACAGACGCAGCGCTTGGCGCTAAATCTTTTGGTGACGCGCTGCGGGACCTGACGGACCAGCTTATACGTATGGCAGTCCAGCGCGCTATTATGGCAAGTATAACCGGTGGTGCTACAGGTACGCCGGCCGGACGTAACGGGCTTGTAGCAATGGCAGCAGGCGGAGTTGTACGCGGTCCCACGCCGGCCCTTATTGGCGAAGCTGGCCCGGAAGCTGTTATACCGCTTCAGCAGGATGAACGCGGACGCCTTGGAATAGCAGCAGGCGGTGGCGGAGGTGAAGAGCCGCAGCAGGTTAATTTCATTTTTAATAGCCCTGATTCACGTGGCGTTAAAGATATGATGCTGAAAGACCCGAAATTCGCACGGCAGCTTAACCAGACAATGAAACAGGGCTATGTAATAGACTGAGGTATATAAATGGCTAAAAAAACATTTATTCTTAATGACGTTGTAAGATGCTTTTCGTATGGATATAGCTCTAATTATCAGACGCTTGTAACCATACAGCAAAATGCAAATAAAACCGTAACACAAGAGCTTGTACATGATGCTTATGACTGGGCCACGTACCGCTTGCCACTTAACCAGTTGAAAGAGGCTGATAAGCTGCAGCTGGCAGACGTAATACTTAACGTGGGCGGCAATATTGATTCCTTTTTATTCCGTGATGAGTTTGGAATGGTAGGGAATAAAATAGAGCGGAATACAATAGGGAATAAGGTAACGTCCGGTACTGAGACATTCCAAGCAAAGCGTACGTACAGTATAGCCGGTGAAACAGATAGGCTTTATGATGTGTGGAATATTGAAGAGGCCTTAGGCCTTTCAGTGTGGGTAGGTGGCAGTCTGTTAACTGAACTTGTTGATTATACCGTGACATACATAGACAGCGGTGAAATAGAAATAACTGCAGCAGACACAGGGGACGTAGAAATAGAGGGTTATTTTTTAAGGCGCTGCAGATTTAATGGAAGTCCCGATGCTATGTTAAATGCTTTTGACCTGACAAACGTGCAATTAGGAATTAAAGAGGAAAGTATATACTAATGGCTTTTAATCCTGACCAGCAAGAGCTAACACTTGTAGAGCTTTACGAGTTTGAATACAAAGATGGAAGCTTTGAACGTTTTACAAGTCACAGCGTGCCGGTAACTTTCCAAGGTAATACTTATGCGCCTGCTACTATTTCCCGTGATTCAAACGAAATGGAAGCAAGTATAAAAGTAAATACTATGCGCGTGTCACTTGGTATTACTGACCAAAACAAAGCGCTAATAGACTTGGATAAAATAAGAAACCGCCGGGAGCTTGACCGGGGGTTATTCAGATTGTATCAGGCTGAACTTGCTAACCCGGATATAAATTTTAGACTTAAATTTGCCGGCAGCACTGGAAAGGTTGAATTATCCCGGCTTTCTTTGGAAATGGAATTTAGGGACATTTTCTTTTTACTTAAAAAGAACGTTCCCCCGGACATATACGCTGAGCAGTGTAACGTTATTTTCGGTGATGCTGTAGAATGTACTGTAGACTGGGACGCTATTAAAGTAGTGGGGGCAGCACAGGCTGGCAGCACGGACAGGCTTTTAATTGATGCTGCCCGGACAGAAGCAGACGGTTTTTTTAACCGGGGAAAGATACTTATAAACACTGGGACGCTTGCCGGCGAAGAAAGCGTAATACAGGAATATACTACGGGCCAGTTTAAGCTTATGCCTCCGTTTAATACTGCGCTTACCGCCGGGGACCAGTACACGGCGTGGCCGCATTGCCAAAAGGCATATAGCGGCTGCGCTAATTTTGCAAATACCGACAATTTCCTTGGTTTTCGGCATGTGCCAAGACCTGAGCAAATGGGATAAATGATATGACTGTTAAAGCCTCTAATTTAGCCTGTAACGCAGTTACAAGAAATGTGGCTGATTGTACGCCGGGAGCATGTAACGGCTCACAGCATGGCAATACGCTTGAATCTGAACGAATTAGGGCTAAAATAGTGAAAATAGCTAAAAGTCTGCTTGACAGCCCATATATTTGGAACTCTGTACAGCCTTATAAGGGGTCACACTGTGCAATGTGCGGCCTTACCCCCTATAAACTGGCTGGCTGCGTTCCTGAGGGCGTACAGCTGCCCACAGAGCATAGAGACTGGCTTTTAGGTAAGAATGTGGACCCGGTCATATTCAGGCGCTATATAACGCAATTTGGGGCGCCTGTGGCCTTTGATGATAGACAGACAGCGGACTTGGTTACATTCCTGTACAATGGCATAGAAAGTCACTGCGGGATTATTGTACAAATGGACCCGGATTATATTATACATAATCCCAGCGGGGGTACTGTACGCTTTCAGAGGCTTTTACAAGTGCCTAGCTTGAAGACTGTATACAGGGCAAATATAATATTGGAGTTAGAAGCTAATGGGCGGTAGACCTAATGAAAATTTCAGTGCTGCAGCACGGCTAGGCCTTACTTTCGGGCTTGGTGCATGGCTGGGCGCCCCGGGTTATATTGCCGGCGGTGTACTTGGGTCTGTACTCTTCCCTCCGGATGCCCCGGAGGCCCCGGACCCGTATACAGCTCTTAACCTGAATACGTCTGAAGAGGGCGCAGGGGTCCCGCTTCATTACGGCGTAAACAAAATTAAAGGTAACTGGATTTATAAAGGTCCGCTGCGGAAAAAGAAAGTAGAACAGGGCGGCAAAGGCGGACAGAAGACGGTAACCGGTTATAAATATTGGACGTGGGCGGCTCTTGGACTTGGCCGCGGTATACTTGACGTTACGCGCATGTGGAAAAATGATGATATTATAGTACCTGAAGCTGATAGCGCTTTAACTCTTTACCGTGGAACACCTGAGCAGACAATAGACCCGGATTGGGATTTACGGGCTGATGATGTTGTACCGCTTAAACGGATTGCATATACTTATTTTAATAACTGGTATCTTGGCGAAGATAACGCAAGCATGCCTACTATTTCCAGTGAGGCGCATAATTTACCATGGGACACTGAATTAAATGACGTTGCGCCTTACGTGCTTAATAAGGTAAGCGAACAGACGTTAGGCGGTGATTGTATACTTAGAGATAAGTATGATCAAATTATAACAATTACCAGTGACGAAATGAATGTATATGATAAGAATTGGGAATTGCAAAGAACGGTAGACCTTACGCCGCTTGGTCTTTCGTTTTCGTTCCAGTGGGACGCATGCTTAACTTACAGTAAGAGTAAAACGTATGTTAACATTATAGTAGGTAATGACGTTGACGGAGAAATACAGCTTATTAAATTTTCAAAAACAGTAAGCAATGTAAATACCGAACAGACTGATTTACAGCGTGGAAAATATACACGGACTACAATTTATACGCCGTCCGGGTCCTCTAATTTTGAGGGCATAGAAGTAGCAGTAACTAAAGACTATATTTTTATTGCAGAAGATAATCAGTATAGCCCGTTTAATAATCTGCATAAAGTAAATTATGCCGGTACTACCCTGCTTGCCACTTATGATATGTCACTTATTGATAATGCAAATGATATAACAGCAAATGAAGACTTTATTTTCTGGCAGGGCTCAGCTGGTACGCTATATATGATAGACTTCACAGGTAATGTGCTTGACTCTACTACGTGGCCGCTTGCTATGTCAACACCTAATTGCATTGTTGCGCTCTATGGAAGCGAATGTATATTAGGTGTTGATATGGGTTTTAGTCCGGGTGCTCCTGACCCGGATTATGATAAAATAGGCTATTTGACGTATGATCGGGAAGCACAGACTTTTTACAGTAATACTGCTGACGTTATAGAGGTAAATAATGAATGGTGGAATAGTCCTACAGGGTCACCGTTTGCAGGCATGCCCGGATATGTAGGAAGCGTATGCGAAGGACCTAACGGTACACTTTATTATACCGGCTATGATACGCTTAGCAATTATCATACTATGGAAATGATAATTGACGCTAACCCGGGCCACATAATCTTTGACTTGTTTAAAAATACGCGTGGCCTTGACACGTCAATAGTTGACACAGCCCAGCTGGAAAGTGTGGCGCTTACATGTTTTGAAAACCGTATAGGAATGTCATTTAGCGTACTGCGTAAGCGTAATGTAGGTGCTGTTATACGTGACGTACTTGGACATTTACAGGCTCACCCGTACCAGACGGACGCAGGTAAGTTTGGCTTTTTTATGCCTAATGTAAATGACCCCTTGGCTGACCCGGACCCGATAACAGCCGAAGACGTTGTAAGTATTACTGACTTGGGGACGCCTGACCTTGCAATAATAAGTACAAGCATGAAGGATATAGGGCTATGTCCTAACCGTCTTAATGTTATTTATACAAACAGGCTTAACGGTTATAAACGTGATGCTACTTTTCAGCTTGACGACATGTTAAGCCAAGACTTAGACGGTGAAGTAATAGAAGAAAATCTTAACTATAATATGTTCAGTAACCCCGCTGTTATTTCAAAGCTTGCTTGGAAAGCATGGAAAATAGGACGCTTTCAAAACGCCATACATACTACAGTACTTAATAGCCGCTGGCTTAAAATAAGACACGGCCAAAGTTATCTGCTTAATTTTCCTGAGGACAATATAAATAATCAGCGCTGCAGAGTTTTCAGCATACAGGACCCCCCGGCAGACGTAGGGGCCGGGGTTACGGTAAGCTGGATTATTGACGAAGACTATATAGTAGGTTACGAAAATATAAATTATGACCCGTCAATAAGTGAGGAAACAGACGTAGGGCAGCCGGAAGAGGTAATACCTGTAGTGTGGGAAGAGGACGCACGTTATAATAATGATGTACCGCACTTGGGGCTTACAGCTATACGGTCCGGGGAAAATACCACATACGCTGATGTATACGCAAGTCTTGACGCCCCGGATAATTTCTTTTATGTAACACGGTTAACCCAGTTTGCAAATGTGGGGGACCTTGTGGCAGACGTAGGAAAATATGACCGGCGTTTTACTGTTAATACAGACGCATACCCTGAGAGTACTTTTGTAAGTTATACCCGTACAAACCAGCGGAATAATTTAAGTTACTGCCTTGTAGGGAAAGTACCTACAGACTTCAGCTGTACGCTTGAAGATTTAGAATTTGTAACTTACCGTGAAGCTGTGGCAAGCGGGTCAGATATTCAGCTGCGTAATATGGTACGCGAAAAAGATTATACTTTTTATAAGCCGCATACTGTAGCTGATAATACAGTAGTATTGCATACCGGTATAACTTACAATAAAGTAGAAATACCCACAGAGTGGATGGGTAAGACTGTATATTTTAAATTTGCACCTTTCAATTTACGCGGTGACGGCCCGGAAGATTTAGCAGAAGTAGACACTTACGAATATACTTTTAGTAACTGGACCCGGAAAGCTACGCATGCTGACCGGCTGCAGATTGAAGACAGCACACGCGGAATACTTGGCCGGCGCACTAAAACTGCAGACTTGGACGTAAAAGTAGTATGGGAATATACTAACCGTAATTCAGGAATGGGGGCAGCAGCGCTTGACGCGTGGGAGTGGCAGGGCTGGCAGCCCGGGGACGTAGACGATTATGATATAATTATATATGACTCAGACGGGACTACAATAATTGCAGAGCATTTAGGAATAGGCCTTGTAGATAATTATACTTATACTGACGCGCAAAATGCTATAGATTTTGGAGGCCTTGCCTCTAATCATTATTGGTTAGGCGTGCGCCCCGTAGTAACTGGGCGCGGTCCCGGGCGTGAAGGTTTTGACATTATAAAACAAGAAATAGAGAGGGTATAATAATGGCTGACAATCAGACAGCACAAGCACAGTACGAACTACCCGAAGGTACCGGGAATAATCCGCAAGAGGATTATAACGACAATTTCAGAACAGCTGACCATGCCGGCGGCTGGGTTACTGCAGAGATTGCAAGCGGACAGGGCGGCGTAGAGGGTGAATGGTATACGTTTGATAACACAGGAAAAGCCAAGAAAGCACAGGCTGACGCTATAGCTAACTGTGTTATTGTTTTTATTCTTACAGAAGATACTGCGGCAGGATTGCAAGGTAGATTTCTTAAAGCTGGTAACTGGGTAAAGACCAGCTGGGGCGGTGACCCGTCAAAGACTTATTACCTTTCTCAGTCTGTAGCCGGGGCGTGGACCACTACAGAGCCTTTAACCGGCATTAAAATTACCCTTGGACGTTTTGACCAAGACACAGAGACTTTCCATATAGCAGAGGGCGGCGGGTCCGGGGGCGGCGGTGCCGGGACTGATCACGCATTGCTTAGCAATTTAGAGCTTGCACTTTCCGGGCATACTCTTACGCAGACGTGGCAGCTGGTAGTACCTACAGGCGGACTGCTGCCGTGCTTTCAGTTATATAGTGCCGGCTTAGACAGCGTTAACGGTGTTACCGGTTATGATATAAGCATAACAAAAACTGCAGGAGCGTCTAGCACAACTGATGATTTTATAGGACACAGAACTTACTGGGATTATGCAGACGCGGTTAATAGCTGGGGCTATGCTATTGGATCTTGGCATGATATGCGCGCGCATAATGACATGGGGAACAGTACACTAAGCCTTATAGGTGAATATAATAAGCTTCAGGCTTTTGCCGGGGCGCAGCTTAACGGTACTATGCGTGGAGTAGAAAACTACATTATAGTTGATGATCTTGCAGAACTATTTAATAGTCCTGTAGAGGGATTCTCAAATTATATATTTGCAAACGGGCAAGGTGTAGGCGGAAGCGGCGCACAGGTCCGGGGGCTTTTTCAGCAGATTCAAGCAGCTGCTACTGGAAGCTGGCAGCAGATTTACGGCACATATAACACAATTACAAATAACGGCGCTGTAGCTGGGAGTATTACTTCTGATTATCATTATTTAAGTGATGGCGGTACAGGTAATGTAACAGGCAGCGTATTTGGTGATTATTACAATTTTCAATTTACAGGAACATATACTAATCTATATGGCGCATATTATGCATCTAGCAGCAATGGAGCTTCAGGAACGCGTTACGGTATTTGGGTGCAGGGATTATGGGATTACGCTATATATATAGCAGATAATCTTACAAGTTATTTTACAGGGTCCGTAACAGCTGGGCAGGGTACAGCTGGCACTAACTCTGAAGCTTTCGGGCTTGGGGCTACTGCTGTAGGTAATAACAGTACAGTAATAGGTAACGGCTCTAGTGCTGCCGCTCAAGATAATACAGTAATAGGTTATAATTCTAGCGCGTCTGCTGACATTAGTAATGTAATTATCGGTACTAACATTACATATTCAAGGCGTCAAGGTATTCTTATAGGTAATGGAAATTCCGGTACTGGTAACCGTACTATAGCTATAGGTTTTAGCACTGCATGTCAAGGGGATAATGCAATAGCTATAGGTGCACAGGCTGACGCAAACGGTGCCGGCTCTATAGCTATAGGTAAAGATGCACAAGCTACAGGAGGTGCTTACTCTATAGCATTAGGTTATGCGGCCACTACGTCTAAAGACCACCAATTAAAAATAGGCTCTGCAGGTTATGAAATAGACTGGCTTGAATTTGTCACTACTTCAGGTTATGTACTTGTAGAAAATACCGGTTTTGGTATTTATGAAAACAGCTGTATAGGCGGTGTTCCAAATGCAAGTACGCGCTTGCAGGTTTTAGCGTCAAGTATAGACACTACAGATACATTTAAAGCACTTGCCATAAGCGCAAGTAAAACAGCCGGGGCCACTGATGCTTCAGATTATTTTATTGGGTCACAGATAACAGCAGCACTTAATCAGGCCGGCGGTACGCTTGGTTACGTTTACGGTGATTATGTAACTGCGAGTGTAAGCAATGGTACCACTACTGACCTTATAGGCGTTAATATTATTGTACAAAATTCAAGTACAACTAATGGCGTAAGCGGTGACATGATCGGTAGTAAAACTTTCGTAAGAAATCTTGGACCATCTGCAGCAATGACAGGAGACGCGTTTGCGCTATGGTCTGAAATGGATATAGACGGGACCTTTAGCGGTACTGCTTATATGCATTACTATAAAGAAAACTCAAATATAGACTGGTGTATATATCAAGACGGTACGGCCCCTTCACGCTTTGGCGGTCCTGTTACTTTTGATGGCGGTATAATTATTACCGGCACTACAAGTTTTTTAACTATAGACGTAGGTAGTGTAGCAGGGTCAGTTAATGCCGTTGCTGATATTTCCGAAACAGGTGATATAGCAATAGCAGGACAAAGCTATTATGGATTGTATGAACGTATTTACCATACCGGAACAGGCGGGGACACATCAAGCGTAATTTATGGCGGTTATATAGGGTGTTTGTATAATCAGAGCATAGAAACATTAGAAAGTCAAAAAGGATTACGTATTGAAACTACTCAGTACAATGGTAGCCTTACAAGTACACTTGAAGGCTTACACGTGTCAGTATACAGTAATGGTGTTGTTAATTCCGGTGGGTCACATTCTTACGGTATACGCACGTCTATAAGTCAAGGGGCAAGTGGACAGTTTACATATAATTACTATGGTATTTGGTCTGGCGGCTCATTTAATGACCCAAGCAAAGTAGGAACGGCTTATCAGTATTTTGCTGACGGGAATATCTCACAAGGATGGAATTACGGTTTTTACTCTAATGGTGATGTTCCAAATTATTTTAGCGGTACAATATCAGCCGGACAGGGAACGGCAGGTTTAGAATCTGAAGCATTCGGAAGTGGGGCAAGCGCGGTAGCTGATTATTCAACTGTTTTCGGTCATGGGGCATATGCAACTCCGGCAACAACTGAATCTTTAATGACTGTAATCGGTCGGAATGCTTATTCAACTGGAAGAAAGGGCACAGTATTTGGTGCCGGGGCATATACTACTGGAAATGATTCAGTTGTAATTGGCGGTGGTGCAAGTAATACTTTCGGAAATTCAGTTGTAATTGGTGATAGTATTTCAAATAGAAATAACGGTAATGTATGTATAGGTGCAAACGCAACTCCGAGTACATATGGGTATTCAATTTGTATTGGTTATACCGCCACACTTGCAGGAAGTTATTCAGTTGCAATTAGTAGGCTGGCAGTTTCTGGTACAAGCTCAATAGCAATTGGTTATGAAGCTAATGCAACTTTTGAGGAAAGTATAGCTATTGGAAGGACTGCAACTACCACACAAACAAATGAAATGGTAATTGGAGCCACAACTTATGAAATTGACTATTTAAAATTTGTTGTGTCTGGTACATATCTTACTTTCAATAATAATGTTCAATTTATCGGGAATGTATCAGCAAGACCTACAGGCACAGGCACTTTATCGGAAGCTTTTGGAGGTGGAGCAAGTGCAATAGGAAATAATACAACTGTACTAGGGTCTAGTGCAACTGATAACGGAAATAGCAATGATACTATAATTGGTCATGGGGCATACGATACTGTTTCGGTTGGCGGAAATAATGTAATTATTGGAGTTGATGCTTATGCTACTGCAGAAGAATCTGTGGTTATCGGGCAAGGCGCAACAGTTGATAATGATTCAGTTGTCATAGGATGTTTAGCTACGGGAAATGGTGAGCCAGATACTATTGTAATTGGACGGGCTGCAAGTGCATATAATGGTTCGGTTGCGATAGGAAGAAATGTAAACGCAGATGGTGACAGGTCAATAGCAATCGGAGGAAGATATACACAGGCGAATTTTGACGAAAGTATAGCTTTAGGTTATGGAGCAACTACCACACAAACAAATGAAATGGTAGTAGGTGCTGCCACGTATGAAGTGGATAATTTAACCTTTATTGTTTCGGGTACATATTTGACTTTTAATAATACCGTATATTTTACCGGTGATATTGGAATAGAAAAAGGGAAGGCTTTATTTTTTGACGCTTCAGGGGTACATGATGCAAAAATACTAGCTAATGCCGGATTGCCTCATATATTAGAATTTTATGGTGGGGCAAGTGGAAATAAAATATTTGAGCTTACTACGGACCTTGGCATACTTGGTGATAAAGCAACTTTTTACCATGACTTGGAAATACAGCAGGGCGTTATAGCTCAAATACTTGGTACGTTGGAATTTGGACAGGGTGCCGGTACGGGGCATATTAAATGGCATAAATATACTGCAAACTCTGTAACGCTTAATAATGGTACAAGCTCTAACGTTGTTGCTGATCTGCAAACTGCTAATGACGGAAATGTATACGCTATAAATGAAGCTGCTACAACTCCGGGTATACAGCTTATAGTTGACTTTACAAGCGTTACGGCCTTTCAATGGGTAGACATACGCTGTGAATATGACGGGAGTACATCACATAACATAGATATAGAACTTTATAACTGGAATAGTACAAGCTGGGATAAATTTAATAATGTTAATTCTGGATTTAGTAACAGCGGTACAAGTTTTGTTAATTTTAGTTTTTTCTTGGGAGAATTATATACTAATTACGTAGGGACAGGCGGAAGTGCTGGACAGGTAAGAGTAAGATTTAATCACCCGGTATCAGGTAATGCGGCACATGATTTTTATATTGACGTAGTTGCACTTTATCAATAACATTTTTTTTAGAAAGGCAAATTTATGAGTGACCCACTTACGTACACGGAAATTATCAACAGACCTATAGAGGAAATGGGTATACAGATTACCACAGGTTTAAAGTCTGCACTTCTTACCAATACTGGTAAGCCTGCAAGTGCCTTGCTTGAAGAGTTTACGGAAGACGAACAGGCGAAAATTAAAGAGGTTTTCGGTTTTGTTTCTGAAAAGCTGCTTAAAAAAGCTGACGGCACTTACACAGGAAAGGCTGCAGATATTATAACTGCTGTAGAAGAAAAAGAAGAAAAGGCAGAAGCACCGGTAGAGCCTGAGCCCGTACCGGAACAGTAATTTTATTTCTTATTTTTAGAAAGGTTTTGAGTTATGGCCGACACTGAAGTAAAAGAAAAAGAAGAGAAAAAGAAAAACGAAGTACCTACACGCAGAGAAAAAAATGTAGAATGTGAGGCCGGGGACGTATGCTTAAATATTGCACCGGTATATCAGGCTTTGGAAAAGTTTTGCAGACTCTATATAGGTATAGACGAAAACTTTGACCTTTTAGGCCTCCGTGATGCAATGGAAAAAGAGCAAAAGAAGTTTGTAAAGCTGAATGATGCTATTTACCAAGAGGTATACGGAAAACCACGGCCGCAAATGCCTGAGCCTCCACTTGATTTCAAGAAAATGACTAAAGAAGAAATAGCGGAGCATAATAAGCGTGAAAGGGAAATGGCCCTTAAATTTACTGAACTAAGCAAAAAAGAAATTACCCTTACTTACCTTTCTGTAGAAATAAGCAAGCGCAAACTTGAAGCGGCTATGGAGCGTGAAGAAATGAAAGTAAGGCAGGGGAAAGACGGCGTACTTATTGACGCTTCAGAAATGGGCTTGCTGCGTAAATTTATTGACTTTATTTAAGGTTTTACTATGCCGTATGACCGGGATAAAATGACAGCAAAGGACGGTTTAATAATGACTTTCCTTGCTGCCATAATGCTTATAGCTGTTTTTACGTCCCAGTGTGGCTGTAACAGTCAGGCAGTTAAGCCAAGTAATGACTTGGCAAATGCTGTAAAAGGTAATCAGGAAACCGCACAGAAAATGCAGGAGGAAATAGGTACGCTGCAGGGTGATCTTACAAAAGTGCAGCAGTCCTTTAGTACTTTTAAAACTGAAATAGAAACAACTATACAGCAAAAGTTTGAAACCCTGCAGGACAGCGTAAAAACTGGTGACGTGGAAGGTGACGTAAAAACAACTAAAAGCAGTAATAGCGCGTTATATGGCATAGGACTTGTAGCCGTTGTTTTAATTTTCGTACTTGCGCTTATTTGGCTGCTTGCGCATATTGCCAAGGGGGCAGCTGGTAAATTTCTAAAATGAAGGGGCACACATGGACGGAATAGGGGCACAAATTGGCGTTTACGGTATATTTGCTTTAATGCTTATTAAAGCGCTTACTGAAATGTTAAAGGCAGCTAAAAGCAAAAACGGGAACGGCAGTAAAACCCCTGAAGCGCCGCAAGTCTGCAAAGACATAAAAGAAATGACAATAGAGACCTTAGATAAGGTTAAAGGGCTGCATAGCATGCATAATAAAACAGATTCAGACGGTTTGCCAGTTTGGTATATGCCCCGGTCCATGGTGAAGGCCCAGCAGGAAATAGCCAAGACGCAGGAACAGACAACTATACATTTAAAATCTTTGGCCGATTCAGTTAAAGAGCTTTGCGAAAAACAAAGGAGGTAATTTCATGGAAGAGAAAAAGAGTTTTAAAGACAAAGTAACAGGCGTACTTACCACGCTTTACGGCAGCACTGAAAACGCGCTTAAAGCTGTAACCAGCAAGCGCGTTTATGTTATTGCAGCGCTTTCGTATCTTGCTATATCAGAAATGGACCGCTATAAATTCCTTGGCCTTTGTGCTGTAGGCATGGTTTTTATATGGAGCGAAACGAAGCGTAAAGAAAAATAGGAGCATGGTTTTCCATGCTCTGCCCGGGGCCTGTGTGATAAGTCGGCCAAGCGCACAGGCCCTTTTTATTTCTGTAAGTCAAAAATAAATCAGCTACAAATACCCGCCTAGAACGCCGAAAACCCGCTATTTGCATTTAAAATCAATTTCTTTAAAAAAAAGTATTTGCATTTAAGCTCAATTTTAATACATTATATAGGCGTACATTAAAGCAAAGGGCAAGTTATAAAACACTTTCACGAAACTAAACACACGGCCAGCAAGGGGGAACTCCGCAAACTTGCCCTTTGCGCCCCCGCGCTGGTCACCATTTTTACCATGGAGGGCAAGACTATGGAAATTACATGCAACAAAGCAGATTGGAGCGGCGAAGAAATTACGGTTAAGGTAAACGTTTCAAAAAATGAGTTTAAACTTTTTGGTTATAATTTCAGGTTGAGACATGCCGGAAAAGGCTGCATGAAAGTTATTAGTGACGGCTGGGATTATCCATTATGTAAAGTGTATGACATTGACGGTGAATTTTATGCAACTAATGGATTTTGTGAGCACATAAATAAAGACATGTATAAAGCAGTTATTCAATTACTTTGTAATACTATATAAATAAATCAGGGGCGGTCACTTGGGCCGCCCCTTTTTATCCTACGGAGGGCAAACCATGGATTTAGTAAGCTTTACATTCCTTGGACAGAAAACGAAAATAGAGGTAATGCATACACATACAAGCATAATAACCCAGCTTCATAATAACGTTTTTTTAGCTGGGCTTATTAACAGTGAGCCTACAATATTTGAAGCTAATGACAAAAGAGTAACGGCAGTTTATGAATGGTGCAAAATTCACGCGGATTTTAAAGACAAATTTAAGAATAACGTAACTAATTTTGTATTTAACACGGAGGGCTAAACATGACAAACAAGGAAAGAAAAAAGCAGCTGCGTAAACTTGATGATAAGGCAAAGGACTGCGCGAATAATTTGCGTAAACTCAAAGATGATAGAAGCATACATGCTGATATGTGGGTGTTATTAGATAATGCGTATGACGCTTTTATAGAAGCATCTAATAACATTGCCGAAGCGCTTAACTGCGTAGTTAAGGTGTAACATTGAAAGCGGCCGGGGTAACTATATAACGTCAACTTTTCCCTTTAATACCACTAATAGCCCCGCCGCTTTACCCGGGGTGCCGCCCGGGTACTGATGATAAGGCAAAACACTTGGCCGTATATTTAGGAGTAATGCTTATGGCTAAAAAGACGGTGCCGGCCCGGAAACCGGCGAAGAAAAAACCGGTACCAGAAGAACCGGTAGAGCTTGAAGGGGATAACGAGCCGCGTACAACACTTTTCCCCGGTATGAAAATACCAAAAGACATAGCGGCATTAGCCCGTAAAATGAAAGTAGCAGAGCTTGAAAGAAAACGGGCCGGCGCAGTGGAAAAAGACACACGCGCTGAGCTTTGCGTATTGATGATAAAGAAAGACTGTAAAGCTTTCCAGATGGACGTAGACGGTATAGACTTTGAATTTAACCTTGAAGAGCTTACAAAGGTCACGTCAAGGCGTATGGAAGGCGAAGACTACCCACGCGCGCGCCGGCGTTACGGACTGCGCCCCGGATATGGGCGTAGCTAGAACGCCGGCGCATAATTTAAAAAGAAAGGGCAGAGTATGGAATATACAAAAGGCAAGTGGAAACTTAACTATGAACTTGACGAAGTAAAAGAAAGGGGATATTATGAGACTAAAGAAAATGACCCGGACTGGAAAGCTGAAAGTAATAAAAGAAGACTTGCAGGGCTTGCCAGGGATAAAGAAAACGGAATATTCCAAGGCATAGACGGCCCGAACGGTGAAGCCGTAATGGTATATGCCGGCTGCGGGTCACACCAAATGGAAGTAGAAAAACAGGGGGATAGATTTTTAATTGAACATACGGCCGTTATGTTTGAATGGCTAGGCATTTTATGGGATGCCTCCAATAGTGATGACGGCGAAATACCAGCCGACATAGCTACGGAAATAAATAATTTTTTTAAAGAGAGGGCAGAGTATGGGAAAAAGTAAACTTTTAACAAATTCAAGTATGAGTTGCGCCAAGACGTGTTTACGCATGTACTGGCTGCGTTATGTGAAAGGTCTGTATAAACAGAAAGACGAAACGGCCTTATTTGTAGGGGGCATGTTCCACAAAGGCCTTGAACTTAAAGAGGTACCGGAATTTCAGGACCCGCCAAGCTTCATAGAAGAACCTGAAGAAATCTACCAGTATAACTGTATGCAGGCACTTTCCCGGGGAATGGTTAAGGCATATTTGGAATATTGGAAAGATGATGCCGTACGGACCATAGAAACAGAACTAGAATTTAAGCAGGCGATTATAAACCCTGAAACAAACGGCGTAACACCTAATTTCAAAGTGGCCGGGAAAATTGACAAAATAGTGCAATTGCCTATGCGTGACAATGCGCTAGCCCTTATGGAGCATAAAACTACCACATGGGATATAGAACCCGGGCAGCCCTACTGGCGCAAGCTGCTTATGGACCAGCAAATTAGCCTGTATTACATGGCAGCACAGGCCGCAGGGTATGACGTAAGGTATATACTTTATGACGTTACCAGAAGGCCACAGCTGCAGCCTAAACAGCTTGCAGTGCTGGACAAAGACGGCAAGAAAATTGTAATGGACGAAAAAGGTGATAGGGTATATAACAAGGACGGTAAAACGCCCCGGCAGACAGGCGGCGAAGGTCTGACCATTGAAACAGAGCCGGAAACTGTGGCGGCCTTTGAAAAACGCGTATATTCTGACATGATGGAAAGACCTGAGTATTATTTCTGCCGTAAAGACGTGCCCCGGCTGGCCGGTGATCTTAAAGAATTTGAATTTGAATTATGGCAGCAGCAGAAAATGCTGCAGGAATGCTATAAGAACGGGTATTTTTTCAAGAATACGGACGCATGCTTTAAATGGAATAAGCCTTGCCCGTATTTTGATATATGTACAGAGGGCGGAATAGACGAAAGCAGCGAGTTTGCCCCTGTAGGTTTTGAATTTAAAAAGCCACATGTAGAACTTAGCGAGAAAGGGGGTAATTAATAATAAACGCTAAAGCAAGCCGTATACTTTTTTATAGGAGTTATAAACATGGCCGCAAAAGGAAAAACAGCACCGCCCCCGAAAAGAAGCGGTAAAGGGGCGCCGGATAGGAAACAGCCGGTAAGTAATTTGTTTCAGGACCCGGAAGAGTATTTTTTGCCCCCTAAAGTTATTGTAGTTGCCATAGAGGGCTGGGGTAAAACGTCTATGGGCGCATACGTTCAGGAACACGCGGAATTTAAAAACGTGGCCTTTCTTATGCCTCAGACGGAAACCGGGTATAAAACCCTGTACGGTATGGGCCGCGTACCTAAGGTAAAAAATCTTGTTACAGAAACATGGGCAGAAACCTTGGAAGCTTTAGACTCTTTGGCTGGTTTTGACGCTCTGATACTTGACGAACTAAGCGGCTTTGAAGCGCAACTATTCGAGCAGGTATGCAAAGCGGAATATAGCGGAAACTGGAATAAGTTTAATAGCTATGGCCGCGGCGTTAAAATAGCTATTCCTGTATGGCGCAAGTTTCTTGCCCAGCTGGAAGCGCTGGAAATATTCATACTTGCGCTTTCACACTGCGCTATAACTACCTTCAAAGACCCTATGAATGATGATCATGACAGGTATGTAGCAGCCCTTAACGCGAATTTGTGGGGTGCTGCGCGCCGCTGGGCTGACGCCTGTTTGTTCGGGACCTTTGAAAGTATAGTTGATGATGAGGGAAAGGGTATAGGCGGTACTGACCGCGTATTATTCACTGAGCATAGAGATACGCATGACGCCAAAAACAGGTACGGCATGACAAGTGAAATAAACATGCCGGCTGACCCTGCAGAAATGTTTAATACTCTTTGGCTTGAATTGACCAGCCCGGGCGGTATAGAGCCTGAGGAAAGCGAAGAGGAAACAGAGTAATTTTTTTCTTTTTATATAGGAGTGAAAACCATGATAGACGAAGGCCGTTATACAGCACACTTAGTAAGTGTGACTTTTGGGAAATCCAAAGGAACCGGCACGCCGTGTATAGCTTCAGAGTGGGCTATTGAGGGTGAAGACATTAACCGGACTGTTTATACTTACCTTTCCAAAAAGGCGAAGAAAAACAGCTACAAAAAGCTTAAAGCAATGGGCTTTAACGGTGACTACTCTTCCCCTGATTTTGCAGTGCAAACTACAGAGTTAATCTGCACGCATGAATACTATACAAATGCAGACGGGGAAACAGAGGACCGGGAACGCTGGGAGTTTGCAATCTGGGGCAGTCCCGGGATTGAAGACGCAGACGCAAAGACTATTAAGCAGCTTAATGCTGAATGGAAAAAAGAAGTAGGCGAAAGCGTAGGGACCACGGCAGCTGCAGCACCAAGCAAAAAGAAACCGGCGAAAAAGAAAGACGCAGCTGTAGACGAAGCTACAGGCATACCAGAACCCCCTGAGCCCGAAGACGAAGACGCTGAAACTGACCCGTATACGCTTGCATGGCAAGCTTTCCTTGAAAAGAAGGCCAGCGAAAAGGCACTTAACGGGCTTGAAAATGGAAAGCGTGCGCAAGCCCTGAAGGAGTGGGCAAACCTGCTTGAAAGGGCCGTACCGGACAAAGACGAAGAAGACTTTACAGACGAAGACTGGGAAGAAGTACGGAAAACAGCGGGGGTACCGTTCTAGCATGAAGTCTTTTTCACCCCCTCCACTTATGCGTAATTATCAGAGCAAAGCCGTGCGGCAGCTTAGTAAGTGCTTGGCCGCTAATCCGCTTTTAGTCAGCCCCACAGGGTCCGGCAAAACGGTTATGCTTACTAAGCTTTGCCGCCGGCTTTCAATGCGTGTGTTATGGGTTGCACACCGCCGGGAATTGATTACGCAGGCTGGGGACCATTTAGACCATATAGGATTTAGCAACTATAAAGTAACGTCTGTGCAGAAACAAGCACGCCGGCCCGTAGACGAAGACATAGACCTTATTGTAATTGACGAAGCACACCACGCTATTAGTGCAAGTCAGTATCAGAAACTTTTTGACTCTGGCTTACCAATAGTAGGGGCTACTGCCACGCCCTTTAGACTGGACGGCCGGGGGCTAGGTGACATGTTTGGCCGGCTGGTAGTTGCTGCCACGCCGGCCGAACTTGTAGCCGCTGGACACATACAAGAGCCTGTAATATATTCACATGCTGCCCCGGATATGACCGGCGCCAAGAAAATAGGCGGGGACTGGTCTAAAAAGGAACTTGGGCAGCGTTCTAATAAAAGCAAATTAAGGGCAGACATAGTAGAAACATGGCTGCAAAAAGCCAAAGGACTTAAAACTATTGCCTTTGCCAGTACTATAGACCACAGTAAAGCTATTGTAAGGGATTTTGAGGCCGCAGGGGTCCGGGCCGAACACTTGGACGGAAAAACGCCTAAAGCTGAAAGAGACGCCATATTAGCGCGTCTCAGAGACGGAATAACGCCTATAGTGTCAAATGTAGGAATAGTTACCGAAGGTTTTGACGTTCCAGCCCTTGACTGCGCCATAATGGCCCGGGCTACAGCGTCCCTATGCCTCTGGCTGCAAATGTGCGGCCGTATAATGCGCCCTGAGGGTTACGCGCTTATACTTGATCATGCAGGCAATGCACTGCGTCACGGCAGCCCTACACGCCCCATAGAATACAGCCTTGCAGAAGGGGCTAAGCGTCCGTCTGAGGCTTTGGGGTTAAAAACGTGCCCGGATTGTTTATTACTTGTTAAAACTGGCTGCAGGGTATGCCCTGACTGCGGTAAGGACCTTTCCCCTGTAGCCCGGGCACTTGCAGCCGTCCAGGCTGGCCAGTTAGTGCCTTTTAGTGATAAGCAGGCAGTCTGGAAACAGATAAATAGGGACCGCGCAAAGTATAAGGCTATATTCGGGGAAAGTCCGGTAGTAATAGATACAATACTTATAGAACCTAATGAAGAAAACAAACGTAAAATTTATGCGCATTACGTACAAATAGCTTGGGATAAGGGTTATAAAATGGGCTGGGCACGCGTCCAGTACAAACGTATATATGGCCACTTTCCCGGGTCAGCTTTAGACTCTGAGGTAACTAAGCTGCTTAACAAGGAATTTAAAGTATAATGGACGGCAATATAGTTAAAGCTTGCCCTAATTGCAATCAGCCGGCAGTAGGACACGTAATAGAAGGTGACGTAGCTGAATGGCACTGCGGACATTGCGGCAGCGGTCAATACGTTATACGCTGCCCACACTGCGGCTTATGGTTAATACAAGGGTATAAAAACAGTAAGCCTCCTGTAGTTGAATGTTTAACGTGTGAAACTTTTATAAGTCTATAATTTGAAAGGGCGTCATTATGGCAATGAATAAAGCTAAAGGAAATATGTATCCGTTTGTAACTCATACTTGGAACCCTATACGGGGCCGCTGCCTCCATGACTGTGAATACTGTTATATAAAACGGTCCGGGGCTATGGGCTGGACGCATGATGTTAAGTTAATAGACAAAGAAATAAGCCGTAATGGCGGTACCCAGCTGGGGGAACATAATTTTATATTTGTAGGGTCCAGTACGGATATGTGGGGCAAGTGGGTACCTGACCATTTTATATTTGACGTGCTGGATTATTGCAGCCGTTTCCGTTATAACAAATATCTTTTTCAGAGTAAGAATCCGGGGCGCTTTAAAGACTTTGCGCTTATGTTTCCTGATAAAGAAAATACTTGGTTATGTACCACAGTGGAAACGAACAGGGAAAAACTGACCCGGGAAATATGCACAGCCCCGGCCCCTGTTAACCGTATAAACGAAATTGCCATACTTAAAAACCATGGATTTAAAACCACGCTTACTATAGAGCCTGTTATTGATTTTGACATTGACGAAATGTTAACGTATGTAGAAATGGTGCAGCCTGAATGGGTAAGCCTTGGTGCTGATAGTAAAGGCAGTGACCTTGTAGAACCTGACGGTGCAAAATGCCGGCAGCTGGTAGACATACTGCAGAAAATGAAAATAGAATTGAAAATTAAAGATAACTTCAAACGTATACTTTTTAATAAAGGGGTTAAATAATGAAAAGAAAAGGAAAACATGCAGACATACTGAAGCGGCCGCCGGCTATTTGCTTTAAGTGCGGACCAGCTGATAAAATGGCCCGGACCCCTAAGGCTTGTGAAAAATGCGGGTACCGTGCTGCAGCAGATGAAAACCTAGCCAATACCATTGCAGCTGATATAAAGAATACTGAACGTGCGGCAGCCCTTACGTGGGAAGTTGCCGGGCGCAACTTAGATGATATTTGGCATAAATGCCCTTATGAAATATTCGATAAGCCGCCAAGCCCGGGCTGGGTATGCAAAAGCTTTCCATGTGAAATTGAGTTAAATCGCCGCGGCGAAGATATACACCCGCACTGGCGCTGCTGGGCCGCGTGGCTTGGTAATGAAATGGTAAACGGCGGACTTTCGCAGATGATGCTAGAGGCGCGCCGTATTTCAATGGAAAAGAAACTTAGGGAGGCCGGCAAATGAAAGTTAAAGAAGCATTAGACATAGAATTGCATGAGTTTTGGCCTGAGATAAATAGGAAAATTGTTAGAGTAAGAAAAGAGCATGACTGTAATTACTGCGGTAAAATAATAAAGAAAAATGAGCTTGCAAGATGTGATTCCGGCAAGACTCCAGAAGAGGACACAATTATTAGTTTATATGTCTGTTTTGACTGTTTAAATGAAGCATTAGCTATGGAGGCCGGCGAAAATGGAAACAGAAAAACAAATACAAAATGAAATATTACGTGAATTTGGCACAAAGCCTGAATACAGATTATGGCGCCAAAACGTAGGTAAGGCTGTGCCTTTTTCTTTTCTCCATGGCATACGCGCTGAATTACTTAAAGGTAATTTCACCAAAGCGCTTGCTTTAATTGAAAGTCCGCCTGTTATATCTTTTGGTCAGCGTGGGCAAGCTGACCTTTCAGGTATTTACTCAGACGGCCGGCGCTTGGAAATTGAAGTAAAGGCCCCGGGCGGTACGCAGTCAAAAGAGCAAAAAGTATTTGAACGTACTATAAAACGCTTTGGCGGTATTTATATATTAGCCAAGTCAGTAACAGACGTAACGGAGGGCTTAG